ACACCACATTATTGCTGGATCGATGATTAAGAAATTTGGTCGTATTTGGAAATATAGTCTAGGAAGTTTTTCAGATGACAAAACCCACAGATATGATAACTACGTGGTTCTGGTACGGACTGCTATATTCTTTTCTTATCTCATTACTAATTGTTTTATTATTGCAGGAGTGATTCGACATTGGAACTAAAAGACTGGTTGAACTCAATTAATCAATCAAAACTTAATTTGATTGATGATGACTATGCTACAGAAAAAGATTATCCACCGTTCATTATTAATAAGTGCTTGTCTGGATTTATGGACACAGTTCTTATCGCAAATGAAATGAATATTCATTCTGATCTTCCTAAGAAGATGCAATATGATTTTTTTATAAATATTGTGAGACCGAAAAAGCGTTTCTCTCCTTGGTTAAGGAAAGAAAAAATTGACTCTCTGGAACTTGTCAAAAAGTATTATCACTATAACGACGAGAAAGCTAGAAGTGCTTTAAAACTTTTATCGGAAGAACAACTTGAATTTATCAAACAAAGAATGAAAACTGGAGGAAAAAATGAGTGAAGTTCTAGAGTATAACTGGTCGCCAGAAAAGATGATTGAAGTCACCTTAAAAGAACCAGATGATTTTCTGAAGGTTCGTGAAACTCTTACTCGAATCGGTGTAGCATCTCGGAAAGAGAAAAAGATTTATCAGTCTTGTCATATTCTCCACAAACAAGGCAAGTACTATATCGTTCACTTTAAAGAATTGTTTGCCCTTGATGGCAAGAAAGCAAATCTTTTTGTGAATGACATCCAACGTCGTAATCGTATCTCACAACTGTTGTCTGATTGGGGACTTGTGGGTATTGTTGATTCTTCTGCAATTGAAGACTGTGCTCCCTTGAGTCAAATCAAAGTTCTATCTTACAAAGATAAAGGAGATTGGACTCTAGAGAGCAAGTACAATATTGGTAAAAAGAAAACGGCTAATCCTTAATCAGGATAACCGTCGTCTTCTTCTATTAAAGTAATCTTACTTTTATTTTTTAAATACGAATCCTTGTCGGAATAGATCTCTGATTCTAATTCGGCAAGGATTTCTTTTAGGTGTTTGTGAATAGTTTTTAATCTTGATTTTTCCATAACTAGACTCCATTTTACTAGCTATAAAAAAGGAGAGGTCTCCCTCTCCCGGTGTTACAACAGAATTTCTTTACATATTCTTTTACATACATGTTGGTCTAGAGCATCGCATTCTATTAAACATTCGTAGTAATCGTTTAATCGATCACTTTCTGATTCTAGAATGTCGATTTTTTTGTCCAAATTTTTCCACTGTTCTTGTAACTCAATTTCCTCCACTGTTTTTTCTAAATGTCGCCACTCATCTAACTGAGAGCGAGACAGAAGATTATGCATAACTCAATCCTCATATAGGTTCAAATAATATAGACAAGTCTCATTTCATATCCCAATTCCTAATTCTGTATTATTTAGAGCAGTTTGTCTTTGTTCACTAACATTTATTTCATTTTTACATAAGTACAAAAAAAGAGAGGGTTTGTAACCCTCTCGGTAAAGTAAGTTAATCACTTGGTGTAAGATTTACCGCGATAGCAAAATGTACCGTGGGTTTCCTTACTTTCTACACAACGTGTATTATACTCAACACCACGATATGCAGTGTGAGAGAGTTGTGCTTCATGCAATGCAGATGCTTTTTTGATCTGCTTTTTGATGAGGTTAAGTGTGTTCATGATTGACTCCTGAAGTAGTGGGATTTTTGCCCCGTTCCTTCAGTCGTTTGCGTCCCAATACCATTCACAATTAGGGACAGAATCCTTCAATGTTTCTACTAACTCTACCTTAATAGTATTAGAAAGGTCTTTGTCTGCCTCAATCTTCAGCATAATAGCATTAGTTTGAGTACAAGACAATGATGAGTATAGAAGTAATTCAGGTATCATGGGATGAACGCTCCGTTCCGCGACTTACTTGCGTCCCCGAAGGGATGAACGACAGGTCTATTATAGACCCTCATACACTATTTAGTCAAGTATAAATAATTACGTGTCTTTCGTGCGGCACACTCTACATTCGGAAACTACCACATCATGGTACGGGTTTCGCACCGTACCATTTTTTATGTTTTTCTATAAATAAATTTGATGGAGGATAAGGTTCTTAGTAACCCCTTCATCGCAAAAGGTTGCCTTCGGGGACCACACAATCAAACTCGCTTATTTAAGGAGCATAAAAAATGACGGGACTTACACGTTACACGTCCAGTGACATGGGCAAAATTCTTGATGCTGTAGGAAAATACAGTGTCGGTCTTGATGATGTTTTCCACAGGTTACATTCATATGGTATGGATAATCCTGGTGGTTCATATCCTCCATATAATATTGTAAAGGAATCGAACGTTAAATGGCGTATCGAACTAGCACTGGCTGGGTGGTCCAGAGATGACATTGAAGTCACTACAGAATCCAATGTTCTGATCATCAAGTCCAAGTCTGCGAAGGAAAATGAGGATGTCGAGTATATGCACCGTGGGGTAGCATCTCGCACCTTCGCCAGAGGTTTCAACTTATCCGACGACGTTGAGGTTGGAGAAGTTAAGTTTGTGAATGGTATGTTGATTGTTGATCTAAAGAGAATTATTCCAGATCATCAAAAGTTAAAGACATATGATATTGAATAAATATAATTGAATATCGTCGCCGCAGAGGGGCAACTGGCAAAAACCAGTTGACGCCCCTCTTTTTTTGTGGTAAGATAGCTGAAACTAGGAGTCCCTATGAATTTACATGTAATTGAACTGGTTAATAATAAAGTGGTTGTAGCTGACGTAGAGGAACTGGATGAAGAACCTTCATGTTTCTTAAAAAACTGTAGAGAGATCATTGACAAAGATGGTACAATAAGTTTCAGGAAGTGGCCTCAATACACAGATGAAACTGATACATTGATCTACTCAAATCGTATTGTATCAATATCCACCCCATCTGACGAAGTAGCAAATCTGTACAAGAAATCTATCAATTCATGAATTTTTACACCAACGTTCAACTTGTAGGAGATCAAATTCTCTTTCGTGGATATCAACATGGAGAACGTGTGATGTTCAGGGACAGTATGAATCCTGTCCTATTTGTACCATCCCCAAAGGAAAGCAAGTTCAAAACGCTGGATGATAAGTATGTCAAACCCGTGAGGTTCATGAACCCTAGGGAAGCTAGAGATTTTATCAAGAAGTATTCTGAAGTTGATAATTTTGAGATCTGTGGTTACGAAAGATTCTTGTATCAGTATATCGCTGACAAGTTTCCACAGGAAGAGATCAAATTTGATATGTCTGTGATGAATATCATTACACTTGACATTGAGGTTGAGTGTGAGAATGGATTCCCAGATGTAGAAAGTGCATCGGAATCTATCCTTTGTATTACCATCAAAGATCTAAATAGTAAAAAACTTATTGTTTGGGGTACTAGAGAGTACGATAATCAGCGCGATGATGTTGAATTTATATACTGTCACAGTGAGAAAGATCTTCTAGACAAATTTCTGAATCACTGGGTTCAAAATACTCCCGATATTGTTACTGGTTGGAATGTCTATCTATATGACATCCCATACATCTGTAGGCGTTTAGAACGTGTTTTCTCTGAGAAACATATGCGTTCTCTTTCCCCGTGGAATTTGATTAACTATAGAGAGTTTTTCATCCATGGAAGGAAAAATATTGCTTATGATCTGGGTGGAGTTTCTTGTCTTGATTATCTTGATCTATATAAGAAGTTCACTTATACAAACCAAGAATCCTATCGGCTCGATCATATCGCGTTTATTGAACTGGGTCAACAAAAACTAGATCACAGTGAGTTCGAGAACTTCAAAGCGTTCTATACAAACAACTGGCAAAAGTTTATTGACTACAACATCCTTGACGTAGAACTTGTTGACCGTATGGAAGACAAGATGAAACTGATTGAGTTGTGTTTGACGATGGCATATGACGCAAAAGAAAACTATGAAGATGTATATTCGCAAGTAAAAACATGGGACAATATTATCTTCAATTATCTAAAAAAAGATAACATTGTTGTCCCACCAAAAATTACACATAAGAAAGATTCTGCATACGCTGGTGCATATGTAAAGGAACCTATCCCTGGTAGATATGATTGGGTTGTGTCCTTTGACCTTAACTCACTATATCCTCACTTGATTATGCAATACAACATCTCACCAGAAACTCTGGTAGATGAAAAACATCCTACAGTTACGGTTGACAAGATTCTGAATGAACCAGTTCTGTATGATGAGAAGTATGCTTTGTGTGCAAATGGTGCTCAGTACAGGAAAGACTTTCAAGGATTCCTCCCTAAACTGATGCAGAAGATGTACAACGATCGTGTCATTTTCAAAAAGAAAATGCTTATTGCAAAACAAGCATATGAAAACACACCATCGACAGATCTCTCTAAAGAGATCGCAAGGTGCAACAACATTCAGATGGCAAAGAAGATCTCTTTGAACTCTGCTTATGGTGCTATCGGTAATGAATATTTCAGGTATTTCCGAATTGCAAATGCGGAAGCAATTACTTTGTCTGGTCAGGTTTCTATCCGATGGATCGAAACTAAGATGAATAGTTATCTAAATAAACTGTTAAAAACGGAAGGAGAAGATTATGTCATTGCTTCTGATACTGATAGTATCTATCTCAATATGGGTCCTGTGGTCGAAACTGTATACGGTGGGAGAAAGGCGTCTAATGAAAAGATTGTTAATTTCCTTGACAAAATCTGTCAAATGGAACTTGAAAAGTATATTGAAAGTTCTTACCAAGCGTTGGCCAACAAAGTAAACGCATATGATCAAAAGATGCAGATGAAACGGGAGAACATTGCTGACCGTGGAATCTGGACTGCAAAGAAAAGATATATTCTTAATGTGTGGGATAGTGAGGGTGTTCGTTATGAGAAACCTAAACTGAAGATCATGGGTCTTGAGACTGCTAGATCTTCTACACCTGCATTCTTCAGAGACAAATTGAAGAAAGCATTTACTATTATCATCAACAATACGAACGATGATCTTATCAGTTTTATTGATGATGTTCGTAAAGAAACAAAAGAACAAAGTATCGAGAACATTTCATTCCCCCGAGGTTGTAATGGTCTAGACAAATACAGAAGTTCTGCTGATCTATACAAGAAGGGTACACCTATTCAAGTTCGTGGTGCTATTCTGTACAATCACTTTATTTCCAAGATGAAATTGCAGAATAAATATCCATTGATTCAGGAGGGAGAGAAGATCAAGTTTGTTTACTTGAAAACTCCAAATCCTATTGGTGAAAATATCATTGCATATTTTCAAACTCTTCCTGCAGAACTAAATCTGAATAAGTATATTGATTACGACAGACAGTTTGAAAAGAGTTTTGTCGAACCGTTGAAAAACGTTGTGGAAACCATTGGGTGGCAAGTTGAGAGGAGAGGAACACTTGAATCTTTCTTCGTTTGATGGTAGAATAATTTTAACAAGGAGTATTTTATGAGTTTTCTTAAATCTGTAATTAAAGAGTTGGACAATGAATATGCTGGCGTCGTTGAGGATGGTATTGTCGGTGCTGACTGCGACCAGTTTATTGACACTGGCTCTTACATATTCAACGCCCTATTGAGTGGTAGTATCTATGGTGGACTTCCTGCAAATAAAATCACTGCTCTTGCTGGAGAATCAAGCACAGGTAAAACATTCTTCGCACTTTCAATGGTGCGATATTTTCTGGAACAGAATCCGACTGGTGAAGTAATTTACTTTGAATCAGAATCTGCTGTTACCAAATCTATGATGAAAGAGAGGAACATTGATACCGCTCGAATTGGTTTGGTTCCTGTTACTACTGTCCAGGAGTTTCGTACTCAAGCAATCAAGATTGTTGATGAGTACATGAAAGTAAAGAAAGAGGATCGTCCCCCACTGATGTTTGTTCTGGACAGTCTTGGTATGCTTTCTACCACCAAGGAACTGGAGGATGCAACCGCTGGTAAGGAGACCAGGGACATGACTAGGGCACAGATCACCAAGTCCATCTTCCGTCTCCTCACACTCAAGCTAGGGACCGCAGGCATCCCTCTGATCGTCACTAACCACACTTATGACGTGGTGGGTGCCTACGTCCCCATGAAAGAGATGGGAGGGGGTTCTGGACTCAAGTACGCCGCCTCTACCATCGTTTATCTGTCTAAGTCCAAGGAGAAGGATGGTACAGATGTTGTTGGTAATATTGTGAAGTGTAAGGCATTCAAGTCTCGTTTCACAAAAGAGAATTCTATTGTATCAACCCGTTTGTTCTATGATCATCGTGGTCTAGACAAATACTATGGTCTGCTTGAACTTGGTGAGAAGTATGGTGTCTTCACTAAGTCTGGTGGACGCTATGAAATCAATGGTGTAAAAACTTATGCAAAGACTATTCTGGCAGATCCAGAGAAGTATTTCACACCAGAGATTATGCAAGCACTTGACGAATGTGCTGCTAAGGAGTATAGTTACGGTTCGTTTGAGGGGGATGAATGATCGACAGGATTGAACACAAGATTCTTTCTAATCTGATTTACAACGAAGACTACATGCGAAAGGTTATTCCTTTCATTCAAGATGAATACTTTGATGTGTTTTCTGAGAAAATTGTATTCAGTGAAATTAATTCTTACATCACAACATATGGAACTCTTCCGACCAAATCTGTTCTCAGCATTGAGATTGAGAACAGAAAAGATATCTCGGAAGAGATCTACAAAGAATGCATTGAAGTTCTAAATGTTTTCCGTGAGGAAAAACTAGAACAAGAATGGTTGATTGATACTACTGAGAAGTGGTGTAAAGAACGTGCAGTCTATCTTGCTTTGATGGAATCTGTGAAGATTGCAGATGGTAATGATAAGACAAAGAGTCGTGATGCAATCCCATCTATCCTCTCTGAAGCTCTAAGTATATCGTTTGATGATCATGTTGGTCACGATTACTTTGGAGATGCAGATGCTCGATATGAATTTTATCATCGCAAAGAAGATAAGATCGAATTCGATCTACAGATGTTCAACAAAATTACAAAGGGGGGACTACCACGTAAAACGTTGAACATTGCACTTGCAGGAACTGGTGTTGGTAAGTCACTGTTTATGTGTCACCAAGCCGCTAGTTGTTTGTTGGATGGTAAAAATGTATTGTATATTACTCTGGAGATGGCAGAGGAAAGAATTGCAGAACGTATTGATGCAAATCTTTTCAACCTAGATATCAGAGGTTTGGTTGATCTACCCAAACCAATGTATGATACAAAAGTCCAGAAGGTATTGAAGAAGACACAAGGAACTCTTATCATCAAAGAGTATCCTACTGCGTCTGCACATTCAGGACACTTCAAAAGTTTGTTGAACGAACTTGGATTGAAGAAAGGATTCGCTCCTGATATTATCTTCATTGACTATTTGAACATTTGTTCCTCTAGTAGATTTAAAGGTGGTATTGTCAACTCATACACCTTTATCAAAGCAATCGCAGAAGAAATCCGTGGTCTCGCTTGTGAATACAACGTACCAATTGTTTCTGCTACACAAACAACTCGTTCTGGATATGGTAACTCTGATGTTGAACTTACTGATACAAGTGAATCTTTCGGTCTTCCTGCTACTGCTGATCTTATGTTTGCTTTGATCTCTACAGAAGAACTGGAAGAGATGAATCAGATCATGGTCAAACAGTTGAAGAACCGATACAACGACAACAATTCTAACAAAAGATTTGTTGTGGGTATTGACAGATCGAAGATGAAGTTGTATGATGTTGAAGACAGTGCTCAACAGAACATTGTTGATTCAGGTCAGGAAGATGATTACACTGACCGCTTAGATAAAAAGTTCCGTAGTTTTGATGGTTTTAAGGTATGAGTAAAGTTGTTGACCTCTTTGATCCCGACACTGGTGCAACGTTGGAGAATGTTCCTGTAGCTGAACCAAAAGTCAGTGTGGATTACAATCG